ACAAAGAAAAAATTAAGTTTAATTCATAAAGGAGAAAAGAGTTATCGTTGGATAAAAGATAGAACACAATTACAGAAATATGGAATTACTAATTTAGATAGACGAAGTTCTGCATACAGAAATTGGAGATTAAATGTTTATAAAAGAGATAATTATAAGTGTAAAATTAATAATGCAGATTGTGTTGGTCGCATAATCGCACACCATATCATAAGTTATACTAAATTTGAAAATTTAAGATATGATATTAGCAACGGCATTACTTTGTGCCAATTTCATCACCCTCGTAAAAGAATTGATGAAATTAACTTATCACCATATTTAAAAGAACTGGTGATGAATGTAAAATAATTTGACGAAAGCAGATAATATAAGTTTATATCAAACATTAAATAGTAAAGAATTAAATTCCCTACCAGGAGCTAAGTTTGCTTATGCAATTAGTAAAAATTTATCTATTCTCAAGCCTGAAATAGAAGCCTTACAAGAAGCATTAAAATCATCAGAAGTATATAAGAAATTTGATGACGCAAGAATTGAATTAGCAAAAAGTCTAGCAAAGAAAGACGAAAAAGGAGAAGCTATTATCATTACAAACGAAGACAAGACTACTCATTACGATGTAGATGAAAAAGAGTTTAATAAAGCATTTGAATCATTGAAACTAGAACACAAAGAAGCTGTAGAAGAAAGAGAAAAACAAATAGCAGAACAAAATGAGTTATTAAAGGCAGAGTCAAATCTAGTGCTTTATAAAGTAGCTTTGAATGATATTCCAAACGCAATAACTGGAGAGCAGATGAGAGCAATCAGTGAAATAGTAAGTGAAGAAATACCCTCACCTTACAAAGGTTAGCACATTACAAATTAAATGTTACCAACTTGGAGACTCCTGTAAGTGGCTACAATCTAGCCCTTAGGGGGAAAAGGTTTACCTCCAAGTTACCTCTCTCCTTTAGAGCTAGATTACAGCCACCTACAGAAATGTTGGTGGCTTTTGTCTACCTTCCTAACCCTTGGGGAAGTAAATATACAAGGTTAAAATTATGACAATTGAAATTGAAGAACAGGAGACCTTAACACCTGAAGCTGTGGAAACTGAAGAAGTGGAAAATGAAGATGAAGTCATCGTGCCACCCCTAGAAGTTAAACCAACAGAAGAAGATGTTGAGGAACTCAAAACTACACCGAAAGATGTAGTGGAAGTAATAGATACTGAAGAAGAAACGGAGGAAACAGAAACTCCAGCACCTATACAACCTAAGCCCGTAGAAGGAGAAACCCCTAGAGAAAAAGCATTACGAATGCAAATTCAAGAACTTAGGGAAAAGATTAGAAGTAAAGACGAGGTTATTAAAATAGCTCAACCTTTAATTTCTAACGAAGAGTATGAGGCTTTAAAGGAAACTTATGATGACGATGAATTAAAGAAGTTTGAAAAACTCTTTGATGTAATCGGCAAAAAGAAAGGATATGTTAAAGCTGAAGATGTCTATAAAGATAAAGGTCAAGAAACTCTAAATAGTTTTTTGGATAAACACCCAGAATACAAACCAGAGAATGACCCAAATGATAATAGATGGAATACCTTTTTTAAAGTCCTTGAACGAGACTATAATCGTGTAGGTAAAAATCCTACCGAGTTAGCCAAACTTTTTGAAAAAGTTAATCGTGATGTTTTGGAAGAATTAGGCGAAAGTCCTACAAAGACTATTGCTACTTCCCAGCGTAACGCTGAAATACAAAAAATTAGGAGTGTCTCACATACAGGTGGAACAAAAACAGAAGTTGCAAAGAAATCTAATGCACCTACTGACCCAAATGTCAGAAAGATGTTTAAAGATTTTGATGACGAAGACTTCTAATTACTAATTTAATATACATAAAGTTTTTCTTGGAGAAAACTCTTATGCTATTTAACAATGGCTTTTAAAAGAATTTCAGGTTCTGATAGAGGCACGATAAAGAGGACTATTTCTTCTTTAGCTTGCTCTGTTGGCGACTTGATGGTTTATAATCGCACAAGCTATAAAGTTGAAGCTGCTACAGCTACCTCAGAGATAGATAATCTCGCAGGTATTTGTATGGCGGCAACAACTACAGCTGATACAGAAGTTCTCTTACAGAGAATTATGCCAGGCGATGTTTACAGAGTATCAACAGTAAACGCAGCAGATGCAACCCATAATTATCAAAGAATGATTTGGGGAGCAGCTCATACTGCAAATAACACAGGAACAGATGTCGCAGGAGACACGGGTATCTTTATGCAAACTGGTATAGTCGGAACCAGCGAGATAGTTGGTGAGTTTGTCACTGGCTCAGTTGGAGACTAATTTATTCATTAACTTAGATAAAAATATATGAGTTCACCATTTAATTTAGGACAATTCGTAGATTCTACGAACCTAGCAATCCAAAAGATTGTAAAAAAAGAGGCAGAACCAGAGTTGATGTTTAAAAAATACTACAACTTTAGAACTACCCAAGATTTGATTGAGAAAGATTCTTCAATTTCAGGTCTTAAAGAAGCAGAATTTACAGATGAGAATGCAGAAGTTACAGAAGATGTACCTGTACAGGGTTTTGACATGTCATACACCCAGCAACAGGTAGATATTATGTTACCAATGTCATATCAAGTTTATAAATTCGGTTTCACTAAGAGACGACTAACGAACTTCACAAAGCAAGTTCTTAATGCTCTTAATCGCAAGAAAGAAAAACTTGCTGCAGAACGCTTAACTAATGGTTTCTCAACTACTTGGAATCACCAAGGAGTAGGAAAATACACAACTATTGCCAACACAGGTGGAGATGGAGTAGAACCTTGGAACACAGCACACACACGAGAAGATGGAGGTACAGCAATGAACAATGTTGTTTATGATGGTACTACTTATTCTCTTCCTTTTGACTACGCAGGTTATAAGGCAGCTCAAAGGACAGCAGGTCTATTCGTAGACCCAAGAGGCAATCCAATGCCAGCTAACTTGGATACACTTGTTTGTAAGAAAAACTCTTCAGTTCATTTCAAGGCACAAGAAATTCTTGGTGCTATTAAGAAAGGATTGATTGCAGAAAGTAACGACAATGATGGTTCAGCACTTCCAGCATTTAAGATTCTTGCACTTGATTACTTAACATCAGATGCTTACTGGTTCATGTTTGATTCCTCATTACTAAGTGATGATTATGGTTTTCAACACATTGAATCTGAAGCAAACAATGTTGACCCTGTCAATATCGTAGCAAAGACTCGTGAAATGCAGATTGTTGGTCATACACTTTTTAAACAGGGTTTTAATGACTGTGCAAGAATGTGGGTTGGTTCAGCTGGAGACAGTGCAACGACATAATATTATTAACTAATAGGGATTTTACGCAGTGGGTGAGGGCTTGGAGACCAATACGCTATACAATGTATAATCTCTTAAAATAAACTTGGAAAGTTCTTTTACAACTTATAGTTATTGATTAGAATGTGATATAATATCTTTATGCCAAAAGGTGTTTACAAAAGAATAAAACCTAATCATTGGTTGGGTAAAAAACATAAAGAAATATCTAAAATAAAAATTGGATTAAAATTAAAAGGTCATACTGCTTGGAATAAAAACTTAAAAGGATTTATGAAAGGTAGAATAACCTCAGAATTGACTAAAAAGAAAATTAGATTATCTAATTTAGGACAAAAAAGACCTGAAAAGGTAAAATCAAAAATGAGAGGTAGACGACCTAACTTTCACGGAAATTCTGGTAGTTTTAAAAAAGGTGATATTTCGCCAATGAAGGGTAGAGTAGGTATCCGAGGTAAAAATCATTATAATTGGATTGATGATAGAACTCAACTAAAAAGATTTAATGATATAGCAAAAGATAGACGAAGTTCCGCTTATGGTAATTGGAGACATCAAGTAAAAACACGAGATAATTTCAAATGTAAAATACTTAATGCAGATTGCAAGGGTAGAATAGAAGTCCATCATATCTTGAGTTATACAAAACACTCAGAGTTGAGATATGAAATTAATAATGGTATTACTTTATGTAAATTTCATCATCCTCGTAAAAAGACGGAAGAAGAACGATTAAGTCCATATTTTAAAGAATTAATATCACAAATTAATCAATAACTATAAGATTCGGAGTAAAAGAAAATTAAAAATAATAACAATAAATATAGCAGTGGGTGAGAGTTTGGAGACTCAAAATTCTATACAATTATATTTATTATTAATAATTTGACTTATAAAGGAAAACCTTACTCAAGTCCAAAGAATATATTTCTTTCAAAAGGACTATTGAGATTTGGAGACACATATAGTGCAAATCCATTTGGTGATGAAACTTATGGATTGTATGTTAATACTTCAGGAGAATTGATTTTTAGAAGTTCAACAACTTCTACAACTCTTGGTGCTGCTGGAGGAGGTAGTTCAGCTCCTTCCCTAGATGCAATTTATGCAGGTGATAAATCATTAGCAATTACCGCAGGAGCTTTAACTCTTGCTGGTTCTCATGCCTCAAACGATGTTTTAGTTATCACAAATGCAACTGGGAGTGGAGACTGTATCCAAATCACAAATTCAGGAACAGGTTATGATATTCAAGGAACATCAAATACTTGGTATATAAGTAAAACTGGAGATATTGTAGCCAACAAAGTTACTTTTGCTGGAGATGATGGGTCAGATTCAATTACATTAACTGTTGGAGATGTTAATATTGTTGATGGTTCTGTTACCATAGTTGATGGAGATAATGCCGCTTCTTTGTCTGTTACTAACGCAACAGCAACAACTAATACAGTTATTGCTTTTGTTGGAGGTGGAACATTTACAGGAAGTACCACTTCGTCATTTATGACGGTAACTGCAACTGGTTTAACAACTGGTACAGTTATGTATATTCCAGTAGCTACACTTACAACAGGTAAAGCTATCAACATTGTTGGAACAACTACATTAACAACTGGTATTCTAGTAAATATTGAATCAGGAACAACTGGTACATCACTTACTGGTGCTGGAAGGTTATTGTATGTAAATCACACAGGAACAGGAACAAGTACAGGAACGATTGCTGAATTTGCTTCCGCAGCAGCAGATGAAACAGTAATTTTGAAAGTAACAGCTTCTGGTGCATTAGCAACAGGAACTGCACTTGCAATTTCTGGTTCTTCAGTAACAACTGGTAAAGGACTAACTATTAACGACTTAGACGCTTTAACAGATGGTTATGGTATACATGTTAAATCAGTAGCAACAGCTCTTTCTGCAACAGGAAGACTTTTGTTAATTGAACATGCTACTTCAGCAACGACAACTTCTGGAGTTATTGCAGAATTTAAAACTGCAGCAACTGATGAAACAATCTTAATGAAATTAACCACAGCAGCAATGGTTACAGGTATTGCTCTCAATATCGTAGGAACTACTGCTATGACTACTGGTTCTTTAATTAGATTGACTTCTTCTACAGCTAGTGCAGTTGCAACTAATGGTATTGTTTCTTTCAAAGCAACAGGTGCATTTACTTCTACAAGTAATGCTGGCTTCATTGATATTGGAGCAGATGCTTTAGTTGGAACTGGTACATTAGTAAATATTACTTCTTCACACGCAAGTCAATTAACTAACACAGTATTTCGTATTGCTCAATCAGGAACAACTACTGGTTATACTGGAACAATGGTAGATATTTCAAGCACTTCAACTACTGGAGCTGCAAAAATAGTAAGTATTACTTCAGCAAACACAACTGCTGGTAATGCTCTCTATATTTCTACAGGAACAACCACTACAAATGGTAGAGGTATCTTACTTGTAGCAAATGCACTTACAACTGGTGTTGGCTTTGAAATAGCACATACTACTTCTGTTATTGCAGATGGAGGTTCATTAGTTCGTTTGAGTTCATCTTCAGTAGATACTGGAGGGACAACAAATGGAACAATTCTTGATATTGCTAATACTGGTTCTGTCGCAGGAACATTGGTAAAAATTTATTCTAATGTTGCAGACCAATTAACAACTTGTTTATTGGATATTGCAGCAGCAGGGTATACAGCTAACTACACAGGAAGTTTAGTTAAAATCACTGGTGTTTCAACCACTGGTGCTTCTAATGTTCTTCTTGTAACTGGTGCAAATACGACTGCAGGTAATACTGTAAAAATTGATGCAGCAGCAGTAACTACTGGTACTGGCTTACTTGTAACTTCAGCAGGCGTTATTGTAACAACTGGTGAATTAGTAAGTTTGGTAGCAAATGGTGCAACAACCTGTACTGGAGTTCTTAGAGCTTCAGCTACAAGTTTGACTGATGGTTGGGTAGCAGAATTTACTGGAGGTGGAGCAAACTTCTCTGCTTCTGGTGGAGTATTAAACCTAGCTATGGGTGCAGCAACTGTTGGAACAGGATTAAACATAGTTACTTCTGGTGTTTACACTGGAACAACTGGTGTAATCGGAATTACTGCTAATAGTGCAACGACTGGAAACATTGTAGCTATCAGTGCAACTGGTCTTACTTCTGGTGCAGTTTTGAAAATTACTACAAACACTACAGCAACAGGTGAATACATTAACTGTTACGATGGGGCAGCAGTAGACTTCAAGGTGTCAAGATATGGAGCAGTAACTATTGCAGGTAATGCAGCAGGAACGGCAGCTCTAACCTTAACAGCTGGAGATGTTCTTATCTCTGGTGGTTATTTGACAGCTTCTAGTAAAGTTATCTTCAACGGAAGTGAAACACTTGCCGCTGGAAATACTGACGCATTAGACTTAACAAAATTTGTTCACTATCTTGATGCAGACGCAGGTGGAGATACACATACTCTAGCTGATGGTGTAGCAGGACAGATTAAAACAATTCTTTGTAAATCAGCAACAGGTGTTGTTACAGTAACTCCAGCAAATCTTGCTGGTGGTACAAGTGTAACTCTTAATGCTGAAGGTGATTGTGTAATTCTTCAATTCTTTGATACCAATTGGTTCATTATAGGAGGGAATGGATATACAGTAATTTAAAACTTAATACAAAAACTTGGTTTCTTGCTTGGGAGGTTTATACCTCTCAAGACAAGGAACTAAATATTATTAGATTATAAGTTTAACAAATAAAACAATGATAGTAGAAAAACAAATAAATGTAGCTATATCAATAGCAAGTTCTGGGGACAATACAATTATTGCAGCACCTACACAAGGTTATATTGCAATAGATAATATAAACTTTGTGCCAGCTAGTGCAGTAAGTGTAAAACTAATTAGAGGGACAACTGATTTAACTGGAGTATATTCGCTCACAGCAAATCAAGGTTTTACCCAAGAAAATGCTGTAGGTCATCAAGATGGAATAATCACTTGTCTTCCAGGTGAAGCATTTAAGATAAACCTAAGTGGAGCAGTGCAAGTTTCAGGTTTCTGTAAATATCGTATTATTGGAAATTAGTATTATCAGTTTAATAAAAATAAAATGTCTGATATTACAAAACAAGAAGCTAGAGATTCAATAGAATACTTAGAACAACGAGCTTCTCAACTTAATCAAAGTGTTTCGTCTACCGAACAAATATTGGAAGACAAAATACAAATAATTAAGGAATTAGAAAACAAGTTTTCTAAATTAAATTCTGAATTAGATATTAAAATTAAAACCAAAGAAGGCACACTTAGTTCTATTTCTGAAGCTGTAAATAAGTTAGAAGAAAAAAGAGATATTATTTCTAGCAATATCCTTGAGTTAGATAAACAATTTAAGTTTTCCTCACAATCTTTATCTGATGTTAGTCAAGAAGTTGCAGAAAGTCAAAAAAAATTAGCATTTTTACAAAGAGAAAAAGAATTAGCTCAAAATATACCAGAAATTAAGATAAAAGAGGATTTAATTGTAGAAGTTAAGGCTTTAGAGGGTAAATTAGAGGTTCTTAAAGCACAAATCGCTAGATGTTCAAGAGAAAAAACTGAATTAGAAGACAATTTAACTGTTTTAAAGCCATCTTTTAAGCAATTTCAAGAAGAACAAAGGAAATTACAAGAAAAACTACTTCAATTAAACAAAGAAATTAAGAAAGATGAAGATTTTATCTTAGATACTAGAACAAAATTTGCCACTGAGAAAGAAATTCTTTTAAGTGAAAATTCTAAACTAAAATATAGTAATAGTGAATTAGAGAAAGAAAATTTGCAAATTATAGAAGACAGTAAAATAAAATTAGAGGAATTGGCTAAGCAAGAAAAATCTCTTCAAAAAAGAGAGGAATCTTTTATTTTTCAAGTAAATGATTTAGCTATTAAAGAAAAGAAACTAAAGCAACGAGAGGAAGCGTTGGCAGTTAAATTAGAAATTAAACAATAAATATATGATATTACTCCCAAAGATTCGCACAAAACAAGGGGAAAATATAGGGGTAGAAATATTTATATCACACCCAGACCTTGAAACAGAATCTACTTTTATAGTTACTGACGCAAATGCTGGCGTATCTTCTTTTACAGTAGATAATGGGCTTAAATTTGCGGATACTGAATATCTAGTCGTAGGAAGATTTGGTTACGAAAAAGCCGAGATAGTCAAAGTATCAGGAACACCAACAGCGACTACTCTTAGTACTATAGCAGCCACAAAACATCCACATAATCGTGGAGAACTTTTACAATTTATACCTTACAACCAAGTAGTAATTGAATACTCCACTGATGGAACAACTTATGGAGCTTTAACAACCTTAGATATAAGAGCTGACGCCACTGAAACTTACTATAATCACGCTGCAGGACTAGCAACCTATTATTACCGAGTAAGATTCAGTAACTCAACTACTGCAGGAGTTTCAAGTGATTCTGATGGCGTTATTGCTACTGGAGACGCAGAAAATTCAGCAGGAGCAATAATTAGAGATGCTTTAGTGTCTATGGGTGAAAAACTAGATGACGAAGTATTCACTAAAGAGTTTATGCTTAGAGCTTTAGATGAAGGGCGAGATGAAATAGACTTACATCAAAACGCTGGGCGTTGGTCTTTTAGAACTGCCTTTAATTATGATGCTGGAGATGTAATTCCTGGAAGATATACTTTAACCTTACCAACCAACCTACGAGACCCAGAAACTTCTAAACATATCTTATCAGTAAGAATTGGTAAAGACGCTTTACCTCTTACTTGGTTTGATAAAATAGAAATGAATAAGTGGTATCAAGGAGTAGCACATACTACTTTAAATGGTGCAGTTTTAGCAGGAGCAACTTCTCTAGTCTTGACTTCTTCAGGAGACTTTGACGAAAGTGGAGCAGTAGATATTGCCGCTGAAAGTATCACCGAAGATATTGATGTCGCAGACTACACTTCAAACACCGAAAGCACAAAGACACTAGGCACAGTAACTAATGTCGCAGTCAATCACGCCACAGGTAGAGATGTCTGGCAAGGTGTATCGTTTGGAGTACCAACTGGCTACTATGTAGATAACGGAGTAATGACTTTTAATCAGCCATTTGACGATGATACTGCTGGCGAAAATATCTGGCTTGATTTTTATAAATCCAAGACGATATGTAATTCATTTGCCTCGTTACTCGATGAAAACTTTTATAGAATTTATTTACCATATCTTCGTTTTAGAATTAAGTTAAGAAAAAATCCATCTATGGATAGAGATAATGACCCAGACTATAAAGAGTGGGTTCAAAAACGTGAAGCTCAAATTAATAAAGAGTTCGGTGGTCAGTCGCTCCGAATTAGCGTGTCAGTTCCAATTTAATGGAAAAATTACCCATACCAATAGGAAATTTAGGAATTGTGAGGGAGCAGGCTGTTGATGAGGCAACTACTTCGCCAGAGTCAGTAGAACTCGCAATAAATTTATCTTTTGATTCTATCGGAGCAGTAAAACTTCGCAACGGACTTACTTTACTTGGAACTAGAATTGGTCTTAGTACAGTTTTAGGTATGGGAAACTATCGCAACAACGCAGGAACAACTTATGGACTTTTAGCAAAAGTAGACGATACAGTTTTTAATTATAATGGTGCTTGGACTTCAGTTAGAACAGGACTAGGGGCAACTTCTAAAATGCGAACTACTAACTTTCTTGACCTTACCTATATGGTAGACGGACATAATGGAGCAGTAGTTTCTACTTTTAATGGAACTTCCTTTGGCTCTTCAAATACTGGCTCACTTCCTAAAGGGGATTTTATAGAAAACTATCGCTCAAGAATTTGGGTAGCTGATAGTGCGACTGATAAAGTTTATTATTCGGCAGTAGTTTCAACCTCGCAAACCATTACAGGCGGAACTGATTTTATTCAAGTATCTCCCCAAGACGGAGAAAGTATCACAGGAATAAAAAGACACCCTAGAGCTTTACTTGTCTTTAAACAAAATCATATTTACAAGATTTACTCAACAACTTCTGCTGACCCTGACCCTTCTATTTTTAGAGGCACTTATTCAAATGAAAGTATTGTGGAAGCTAAAGATGGACTTTATTATCATCACCCAACAGGATTTTATCGCTTTGTTTTTGATGGTGAACAGCAAGAGATTTCAAGACCAATTATAGATGTAGTAGAAGCTATTACTCGAAGTAACTACGAAAGTATTAGTGGTTGGGCTGATTCTGACCATATTTATTGGAGTATTGGAGACATCACTTTAAAAGGTATAGCTTACGCAAATGTTGTTTGCCGATATACGATTTCAACCCAAGTATGGACTTTGTATTCTTATGCTTCACAAATTAAAAATTCAGTTTTATATGACAATGGAATACTTTTACGAATGATAGTCGGAGATGAAAACGGTTATGGATATGTATTTGACAGTGGCACAACTGACAATGGAACACCGATATTTTATGACTTACAAACACATCCTCTTTATCTTACCTCTATTAAAATGCAAGAAAAAGAAATAAACGAGATTTCAGCAGTTCACGAAAATGCACAAGGAGGTATGATTTCACACAAAGTAGACAATGGAAACTGGTCAAAATCTAACACCATTACCAAAGATATAGTTCAAGCATTTACAACGAGTGCTAAGTTTAAAAAAATACGATTACGCTTTAGTGGAAATTCAATAGGTAGTTTAATAATTATGCGTGGCTGGGAGCTGACTAAATTATTAGTTAATGTTGGAGAGAAGAAAAAATAATGGATTTATATTCTTGGTTAGGAAAAGATTTATATAGACTTGAAGACGAAACTCCTATTGAGCAAGCTACTTCAACTTCCTCAACTACTTCTGTTCCTGCAACTTCTTCAGGTGGCTCAAGTAGTAGTTCCGACAACTCTACTTCCACAACCCCTGTTGAAAGTTTTGTATCAGGCGAGATACAAGGCAATCTTTCAATCTTAGATGGATTTTTAGAAAGTAAAGGATTTATTACAGGTTCAACTGGTTGGAGAATAAGTGCAGACGGAAGTGTTGAATTTAACGATGGAACATTTAGAGGCAATATTTCTGCTGCCACAGGTACTATTGGAGGTTTTACTATTACAGCTACAGAACTTTATGGTGGCATAATTAAAACAGCAGCAACAGTAGGAGTAGGAACATCAGGAGTAATAATGGACACAGCAGGACTACGAGTTTATAATGCTATTTATGGAGAAACAATAAATTTAAAAAGTTCTGGTTCAGTAATACAAGAAACTCAATTTGAAATATCAACTAATGCAGTGTTAAGGACAGCTTCAACTGTAGGAGATGGCTCAGGAGATTCTGCTGGAATTTTAATCAATAATACAGGTATTTACATTTGTGAGGATGACCAACTTGCAGCCAATGCAAATATAAGAATGTTAACTGATGGTTCAGGTTACTTTTCAGGAACATTTGATTTAGGTGGAAGTGTTATTACGATAGACAATACAAAAGATATTCAAACTTATTTAGATACAATAAATACAGCAGGTGGTGGAACACTTTATTTAAAATCAGGAACTTATACTTTAACTGCAGCAGGATTAACAATGTATTCTTCTGTCGCTCTACGAGGAACTTCACCTTCTTCTACAATTTTAGATATGAATGGAACAGCTGGAAAGATTACAATAGCTGGAACTTTAAGATACTCAACAGGCACAATTACTTCTATTACAAGTGGTGTAACTGTTGTCGGTTCAGGAACTTCTTGGGCGGCTAATGTAGTTGCAGGGAGAGATAGTCTTTTTATAAATGGACAGTGGATGATAATTGCAGTCGTTACAGACGATACACATATAACTCTAGCTGAAGGATATGACGGAGCAACTGTCAGTGCAGGTTCAGCTTATCGTATTTCTTCTACTATTCAAGATATAAATATGAGTGGGTTTAATGTTAAGAACTCCACGGGTTCAGGAATAGATATTGATGATGCTCGTTATATTAATTTAGAAAATATTTTATCTCAAGATAACAACATTGGGTTAGATGGAGCTTATGTAACTGAATTAGCCATTAATGGTTTAAGTCCAATTTCTAATACTTCACACGGAGTTACAGTAACTAATGGTGGAAGATTTAATTGGGATAGTGTTAATGCTGTTAATAATGGTGGAAGTGGAATAGTCTTTAATTCTATCCGTTCAGCAGGATTTTCAACAGGGGTAGGCAACTCAAATACTGCTGATGGTTTTAATATAACAAGTTGTAGCTCTATCATAATTACAGGTGCTTCTTTTCAAGCTAATGGAAGTCAAGGGATAGAGTTTGTATCGGGTAACAATGATTGTCAAATAACAGATGTTAATGCTTCTAATAATACTTCTGATGGAATTAAATTAACTGCAACTACAGATAGAGTTTCTATTTGTCAGGTGTCTATCGCAAACAATGGAGGTTATGGAGTAAATATTGCAGCTGATACTTGCGACAATAACATAGTGAACTCACCAGCATTTACAAATAACGCAAGTGGAGATGTAAATGATTTAGGAACTAATACTACAGTTATGCCTCAATCAGCTGATGTTCAAACTTTTGATTCTTCAGGAACATGGACTATGCCAGCTAGAGCAAAAAGCATTACAGTAACTTTGTGGGGAGGAGG